ACAGTAGCCCAAACAACTCGTATACAGGTTCCTACCACACAACCTAAGGTTGTATTACCTGTGGTTGAAGAGGATGATACACCCCCGTGGGAAGATACTCCTAAAGCAGAAGTTAAGGAAGCAGTGAAGGAAGAGGCGACAGTTGGTGCAACTACCAGTAAATCACCTCAAGAAATTCTTCAGATGCTCCGAAACAGAAACAAATAATCACTGATCTGGGGTGGCTAAATACCACCCCTATCTAGCTTTTAAGGAGTAAAGAAATGGCACGACCATTTGATATAAGCAAATTTAGAAAATCTCTGACTAAAAACATCACGGGTATTTCTACAGGATTCAATGATCCGGATACTTGGATCAGCACAGGTTCTTATGGACTTAATTTTCTTGTAAGTGGCGACTTCTACCGTGGAGTCCCTATGGGTAAGGTAACGGTATTTGCAGGAGAATCCGGTTCTGGCAAATCATTTATTGCTTCCGGTAATATTGCAAGGGCAGCACAAGAGCAAGGAATTTTTGTTGTCATGATTGATACCGAAAATGCACTTGACGAAAAGTGGTTGAGAGCACTCAATGTAGATACTAGCGAAGATAAAATGTTGCGTATCAGTGCATCGATGATTGATGAAGTTGCGAAGATTGTTCACGAATTCGTAACTGACTATAAAGCAAATCATTTAGATCTTCCAAGAGAACAGCGTCCTAAGATTTTGTTTGTTATTGACTCGTTAGGTATGCTTTTAACGCCCACTGAAATTAATCAGTTTCAAGCAGGTGATATGAAAGGCGATATGGGTCGTAAGGCAAAACAATTAAAAGCATTTGTTGCTAATTGTGTGAATATGTTTGGTGACCTCAATATTGGTATGGTTGTTACAAATCACACATATGCAAGCCAGGATATGTTTGATCCAGATGACAAGATTTCCGGTGGTTCAGGGTTTATGTTTGCTTCAAGCATTATAGTGGCAATGAAGAAATGGAAACTTAAGGAAGATGAAGACGGAAACAAGGTATCCGATGTAAAGGGTATTCGGGCAACATGCAAAGTTGTAAAGACAAGATATTCTAAACCATTTGAGTCTATAAAAATTGATATTCCGTGGGAATCGGGGATGAATCCTATTTCTGGATTGTTTGATTTATTTGAAAAATCAGGTGTGTTAACTAAAGAGGGTAATCGTTATAAATATACCTCTAAGAGAACAGGCGAAGAAATGAAATATTTCCGCAAGGAATGGAATGACATCAATAAGATGAAGGTAATAATGGATGAATTCACACAGGATGATCTGAAGGTGGTTATACAGGATACACCCGAAGAACGAATTGTATTAGTAAAGGATGGAGAATAATATGGTTAATGAAAATCACGAATTATTAATTGAATTGTGGGCAAGAACTAAATCTCATATTTCACCGAAAGAACGACTAGAAGTAGCAGATATTTTTGTAGTCGTATTTGATGAATTTGGATTGATAGAAGAAAGTCTACTTGATGAAGATCTAGATAAGGAACTTCGTGCAGCGGTAAGAAGTCATCTCGCTGATGAATTAGAAGAATATGACGAGGAGATGAATGATGATAGGAGCTAATGAGTTCGGCGAGTTATTACTCGAGACAATCAAGAGCAAGGATGTTCAGAAATCCTTTACGCAAGTCCAGCAGTTCAAGCAGAATATGCGAGATGTGACTGTGGGTGCCGACTACGTTATTTGGATTTCTGAACCAGTCAATCTGACCAGAGTACATAAGGCTCTGGCAGAAGACCTAGGTGTCCCTCCTCGCGCTATGGCAATCAAGAGAATATTAATGTCCAGAACTCAAAGGGCTGTATTGCTTATGCAGGCAATGGAGATAGCTATAAGAAGAGTACACAACCTATAGGTGAATCTAGGAAAGGCGAGAAATAATGTCGAGCTGGTATTACAAGGTCACTTCTGATCTATCTAATGTGCCTGCGTTTATAGATCATTATGAAAAGGAATTGGATCAAGCTAGATTAGAATTGTCTCTAAAGGGCAAATCTTTGGAACGGCACGCCGCGGAATTGCCCGGTTTGGTCGAACAAAGATTTGCCCAATTACAAGAGATTGAAGCCATACTCGAATATCTGAATATAAAATTAAAGCAAGAAAGATCAGTTGAATTTAAAAAGTTTCTAGAAGCATATGCTAAATCTTTAAGTTCTAGGGATGCAGAGAAATATGTAGATGGCGTGCAAAGTATCGTCGATACTACCTTATTAGTAAATGAAGTCGCATTACTACGAAATAAATTTTTAGGAATAAGTAAAGGTTTCGAAGCGAAAAACTTTATGACTGGTCATATTATAAAACTTCGCGTGGCAGGATTAGATGATGCAAGTATGTAATAAAGGAAATATAATATGTCATTAATAGGCAAACTAGTAATGTTTAATCCCATACTAAATGGAGAAGTATATCAGGGCAATGGAATTGAGTTAATTAAACAGGAACATCCACAGGTCGAAGATAATGGTGATATATTAGGAACAATCGTTAAAGATATGTTAACCACAGCATTAGTTTCTGGACCAGTTGAATTAAATGGATGGCATTTTGTTTATCTTATGCAGAAATCAGTGCTTAATGTGTTAGATTGAGCATGTCAATAACCAAATTGGTAATCCAAGACGAGGTGAATATTCGTTTCCTCGATCTCGATGTTTCAACACGTCGTAAAATGGTCAAGTCGTTAGAATTTATACTTCCATATGCTAGACATACTCCTGCATATAAGCTCGGTCGTTGGGATGGCAAAATGTCATTCTGTGATATAGGCGCTCGCTCATATCTGAACTTGCTTGATATTCTTTTACCTATAGTACAGGATAGTGGATATGAAGTTGAGATTGAAGATTTAAGAGAATCAACTCAAACTTTTGAATTTGAAGAAGTGGCCGAAGATAGTTATAGTCATATCAAGTGGCCCGCCGGTCATACAATGGCCGGCCAACCAATCATGATTAAGGAACATCAACTAGATGTGCTTAACTCTTATCTCAATAACATTACAGGTATCAATATAGCCCCAACAGGCTCAGGAAAAACCCTAATTACGGCGATTCTTAGTGAGAAGGTTCAACCTTACGGTCGCAGCATAGTAATTGTGCCAACTAAGGATTTGGTTACACAAACAGAGGATGATTATATCAATCTTGGTTTAGATGTTGGTGTCTTCTACGGTGATAGAAAGGAGTATGAGAAAACTCATACAATATGCACATGGCAAAGTCTGGAAAGCCTATCAAAGCGTTCGAAAGAAATAGATTTAGAGATAGATATAAATTCTTTCTTCGAAGGAGTGGTTTGCGTTATCGTGGACGAGGTTCACAAAGCAAAAGCAGATGTATTGAGACGGCTATTGTCGACCTATTTAGCCCATTCTCCAATTCGTTGGGGCCTTACCGGAACCATGCCCGAAGAGGAGGGTGATAAAGTAGGTGTGGTTGCATGTATTGGGCCGTTACTTGGTAAGATTAATACAAAGGAATTACAGGATCTCGGAATACTAGCACAATTGCATGTTAATGTGTGGCAAATGCAAGATCTCGGTGAATCAGCGTTTACTAATTATCAAGCTGAATTAAAATGGTTAACTACAAGTTTACCTAGACTGAAATTTCTTGCAAAAGAAATTATAACTATGTCTGATTCGGGTAACACACTTATATTGGTTGATCGCGTGCAAACGGGCGAAATGTTACAATCGCTTATACCAGATTCGGTATTCGTATCTGGTAAAATGAAATCTAAAAGTCGTAAAGAGGAATATAAAGAAGTTCAGGAAGTCGACGGTAAGGTTATTATAGCTACATACGGTGTAGCAAGCACTGGAATAAATATTGTTCGTATTTTTAACCTTGTCTTATTTGAAGCAGGCAAAAGTTTTGTTAGGGTGATTCAAAGTATCGGTAGAGGTATTAGAGTAGCGCCAGACAAGGATTTTGTTAATGTATATGATGTATGTTCCAATTGTAAATTCTCTAAACGACATTTGACAAAACGTAAGAAATTTTATGCGGAGGCAGAATATCCGTTTAGTATAAAGAAGGTGAATTATTGATGATAATACAAACGGAGATAGATGTTGCACATCTCGAATTAATAAAGATATTCATTAAGGCAAACGAATTAGTGGGTGTTGTGATTAAAGAAACGCCATTTGAAATCAGAGGAAGATTTCATATGGGATTACAATTAGAATCTACATATGAACCTACATCTGAAACATTTACATTTATGGGATTTAGGCATTGTGGTATTTTGAATATGTTCGACGATTATTTACTTAAATGTGGAATTCCCTGTGATGCTATAAAACCGAAGTCTTACCATAGACAACTACAAGAAGAAAAAGAGGCAGGATCTAACGCATCTTTTATGAAAATGTTAGAAACAAAAATGAAAACAATTGGAAAAATTAATAATGAATATTCTAACACATGAAAATAAAGCATATAATCTAGATAAGATCCCAAACGAAATTGAGGACATTAGATATTGTGTGCTCGATTATTCAGATCCAAAGAATCCAGATTATTTCTTTATACCACTTATATTTTTAGAAAGTTTTAATGCACCGGCCGTTGTATTAAATATTGGTAAGTTTACAGTTCAAATGCCTTTAGATTGGTCCATATTGGTATGCGACGAAGATTATAGTGATCTCGAGATTATGCCTTTAACAAGCCTAAACGACAGGGGATTTCATACTATGGTCTTTAACCCTCTACGCCATATGGTCCCCAGACCACAGGAGATAAACATTACAAATGTTTATGCAGAAGTAAAATGGTATTTTCCTAAACTTAAGAATGGTAATATATTAGTAGTTCCTGTAGAAGACAAGCCATTTCCGAATTGCGCATTATTTGTCAAGGAAGTAAATAAATTACCAGATGTTATAGATATTGGAGCACTCTTTGAATAAAATTAAAAATATTCTATCCTTAATTGGTGTTGCTGTTGCTGCGTTGGCACTTATATTTTTTCTAGGTTATTATGAAGTATCGATATGGGGAGAATGCCTACAGACTAATTCGGTTTGGTATTGTATGAGAGTATTAAGTGCATGAACGAAGTTAAAAATTGGCGAGATGAGTTCTATAATCTAAATCCAGATGCTGTAATAGAAATCGAAGCCGGCAAGAAAGGTAAGGAATATAAGAATGATCTATTTGGTGTGGTGCTTCCAGCACTGGATCGTCGTAATAAGAAATTCTATAGTAAGTTAACTGAAGAACAGCAAAAGGATATTTCCATTTGGACATTAACCAGATGGATGAGTCATACATCTCGCGATACAGAGTTACAATTGTGCAATGTGAATTATGTTGCAAATATAAATTCGAAATTTCTTACAAAACATAAAGAATTACAATGGATGCTTCTGTCAATGACGGGATCTGGCAAACCAATAAAACACGAATGGATACCTGCACCAAAAGGCATTAAGAAGAATAAATTAGAAGAGGCATTATCAAACCATTTTCCGTTATTACGAATTCAAGAATTAGAATTATTGCTTAAACTAAACACAAAGGAAGATTTAGAGTTATTCTTCAAGGAAAACGGTTATGATGATAAGACTATAAAGGAATTGCTAAAGGGTGATAAAGGAAAATAATCTTGTTAGCAAAGAAAGCAATGGATCA